AAAAACCATCTGGATTAGATTTATCAGGTGCAGAAAATACCCAAATAGTTTCAGTAAGAACATTAGATAAAACTTCGGTAAGAGTTTTAAAAGGTACAACGTGGATGGTTCGTAATAAAAAAATATATTTATTTGAACTCATTTTAATTAAATATAAATTTTATATTTTTAAATAAAAATATAAAATAATTAATTATTATATAATAAAAATATATAATTAATATATATGACTTTTAAATTAGTTAATCCTAATATTAGTAATCATGAATTTTCATCAAAAAGAAGTAAAGCTAATAAAGCAGCCAGTGAAATCTGGAAAGAATTGGGAAAAAATATAAGCAGTTATACATCTAAATTCTTTTTTACTATCCAAAATACTTCAGATGACTCTTTATACCATTTTAAAGTTAAAGAACAAGTTAATGGTGATGACGTTAAACACGTAATCTCTAATATAAAATTATCTATTTCTGATAAAGAATTTTTAAACCAAATTCAACAAATTTCCGAACAATCTGGTGGTAAATCTTATTTATCAGATGATGATAGTTCATCTTCTTCTAGTGATGCAGATTTTAGATATTCATTCACCACATTAAATAATAGTCCTATGGTTCTAAATTATTATCCAACTATTTACGGTGTTCCTAATGTTTTCTTACCCTCTTTTGTTAGTACATTTGCTCCTATGGTAAGAATTAATATTCCCGTTTCTTCTCATTTCGTTATCGGTAGATAAATTTTGTTTTTATTAATTATTATTATTATTATTATTATTAATTATTTTTTATTTTTTATTTTTTATTTTTTATTTTTTTCAAAAGTTCTTTTAAGAGCGATTCTTACTTTGGGTTCTCTTTTTTCGTCCATTTTTTCAAGAATTTCTTCGATAGTTTTTTCGTCTTTAATTTTTTCACTGATAGCTTCTTTAATAATTTCTGGTTTAAGTGAACCTTTAGATTCATATTGATTAATTCGTAATATGCCACCAGTGATATTAATTTTATTTTCACCTAATCGTTCAAGATGTTTTTTAATTTCATCTTCTGCATCTGATTTTTTAGCTTTATATTTTTTAGATTCTTCCATTAATTCTTTAATTTTATCATCTGCTTCAACATATGCTTTTACTGCTTTTACAAAATCCTCCTGAAATTCATAATCTTCATCTTCACTTCCTTCTTCACTTGTTTCATTATCTATATATTTAATTTCTTTATTATTATTATCTTTATTATCTTTATTATTATTATTTTTATTATTATTATTGTTATTATTATTATTGTTATTATTATTATTATTGTTATTAGTAGAAATTTTAGATTTAGATTTAGAATTAGAATTAGAGATTTTAGAATTAGATAAATAGTCATCAGAGTCAGAGTCAGAATTATCTTTAGAATATTTTTGTTTAAGTTTTCGTCTAATCATACTTTGATTATCATCAACGGAAAGAAGAACGGCTTCGTGAATATTTTTGTTGAGATCATTTTTAATTTTATTAAATTCAGTCATATAATAATATAAAAAAATAAATAAATATTTAAATTATAAATTTTTAAGAAAATGAATTTGGCAGTGATTCATAGATAGAGAATTAACAAGAATATAATTAAGAAGTATAATAATAGAGGGAGATAAAATTTTAATATTAGAATCATTAAAATTGCAATCAAGAATATAAATTTGATTAATAGTGTTATCATTAAATAATGGAGTAATTTTATCTTTTTGTGAATCATCAAAGAAGAAATTTAATTTATTATCTTCATCTAAATTAAATTTTTGACAAATATATTTAAATTCAATAATATATTCATAAAATAATTCCATTATAGAATTTGTAGAATTATCAGAATTAATATCAGATAAAAAAGAAATATTTTTATTGTATTTATTATTATAATACACTGTAAAAATATTTAATAAATTAAAATAATAATTATGTGATTTTTCTATGTTTTCCTCTTTATCACTATCTTCACTTTCATTATTATCATCATTATTATTATTATTATTATCATTATTATTAAGTTTTAATAATTTTTTTTCAAATTTATCAAGATAAGCTTCTTCTTTAAATTCTTGATAGAAATCATTTTCATCTTCTTCATTTTTTCTATCAAATGTATTTTTACATATTTCTTCCGCTTTTTTTAAAGAATATAATTTATCTTTTTTATCCTTTTTATCTTTTTTATCCTTTTTATCTTTTTTATCTTTTTTATCCTTTTTATCATTATCATTATTATTATTATTATTATTATTTAAATCAAGATAAGAGAAATCGTCAATGATATTATTGATATTATTAATAATAAAGTGTTCGATATTGGTACCAGACATATAAATATAATAATAAATAATTATTATATTATAAAAAAATCAAATTTTTTTTAATTTAAACAACCTCTTTGAGAAGCATAAATATCCGGCATAATAGAGGAATTTAAGAATGGTGCTACAACTGTTTTAGGATTAGGTGGTTCAGCTCTGATATCATAGGTACTATTTCTTTTAGAACCTAATGTAGAACTTACAGGAACACTACGAAGAACGGGGATTAAATTAGGATTATCGACAGAGGTAGGATTATCTAAAATTTGGAAACCTTTAGAAAGATTTTGGTCGGTTTTAGAGTCATTAGGTAGATAATTTTTGTTATCAAAAAGTTGCATTACTTTATCTTGTTGGGTTTGTGCATTATTTTTGAAAGCATTAGTATCAGGAGAGGCATAATTATTATTAGCAGGTTCAGACATACCTTTAAAGTTAGAATTATTTCTATTATTATCACCAGAGAAAACATTAGATTCTTCATATAATTTATCTAATTCATCTTTAGCAGAAGAACCAGCCATACCATTAAAATCTACTCTAAAATCAGAATCATAACTTACTTTTCTATATCCATTTGATGAATTAACACTTTTAACTCTATCATTAAATAATTTTGCTTGTTCTGATGATATTGCATTTCTTGAACCCATATTTACTTCTCTCATTAATTCATCTAATTGTTGGTCATCACTATTTTGTGATCTTTCAGAATTAACACCGGCAGATAATGGATTAATCCATTTATTATTCATATTAACAGAATTTCTGACATCTTCAGAGGATATAAGATTATCGAGATCATCATTAGAATTAGATTTTTCATTTCTATTTATGTTAGACATAATTTTATTGGATGTTTCTTGATTTTCTTTCATAGAATTTTCGGTTTCGTTAGATTTGTTGGTGAGTGCTCTTTTTTTAGATTCTTCAAGAGTGTCTGTAGTGAAGTGTTGGACAGAGGAATTATTATTATTTAAGTAAATTAAAACAACTAAACCGACTAATAATACAATTAAAAGAATTTTAATATCTTTTTCCATTAAGTTATATATTATTCTATATATAAAATTTTTATTCTAAAAAAAATATTATATATATATTTATATATAAAATGTTAAATTCAAGAAAATATGAGGATACATTATCAAATATTAGTTTAACTTCTGAAAATAAACTTTTTTCAGATTTAATACCTAACAATAAATTAAATTTATATAGAAATAATTATAATTTAAAAGGTGGAGGACAAAAACATACTATCGAATGTTTAAATGCTTTTAATAATAGAAATATAGATTTAGCTATATATATAATCAATAATAATTATTGTGATTGCTGTATTCAAGATGATAATGGTAATACTATATTACATCATTTAGCAATGTGTTCAAAACAGAATTGTTTAAATACATTACAGAAGATATTAAAACAGTCTGAAAATAAGAATAAATTTTTAAATATTCAAAATAATGAAGGACAAACAGCTTTATTATTAGCAGTATTAAATAATAATTTTGAAATGGCTTATATTTTAGAAAAATCCGGTGCTAACAAAAAAATTAAAGATAATTTAGGTAATTATGTCGAATGTGATGAACCAGAACAAATTTCAGATCAAGAAATAGAACAAAGTATTATGGATATTACAGAATTAATAAAATCTGAAAAATCACCAAAAGAAAATTCACCAGTAAATAATAATAATACAAATATATTTATAATTGAACCAAAAAATAATGGAAATGTAAATAATTATTCATCCTTAAGTACTACAAGTCTTCCAGTAACTTTATCAGATTTAGAAACAAAAAATAATAATAAAATGAGTGATTTAACATCATTAAATTTAACAACAGATGATTTTATTAATTCATTAAGTGAAAGATATAATACAGGATCTCTTGCTTCAAGGAGTATTACTGATGATTCGGAAGTAAATAATCAAAATATATTTACAAATAACTCAAATAAAAAAAATCCAGAAACTTTACCAGATATTATATCAACAGTTGATACTGAAAAATTAATTGAAGATATTGAACGTAAAAGTTCAAATAAAATTACAAAACCAGAATTATCTGAAACATCACCATTAATAGAAACTTCAAGAATGAGAAAAGCAACAGAAGAATTATCTGAAACTTCGCCATTAACAAAAAAATCAGAAAGTGAAGAAGTAAAAATGGAAACAACACAAGATAGTTTTATTGAAAAAGCCACAAAAGAGTTAGAAAAACAAGAAAAACAAAAATATAATATGAATAGTGATACATCAATAGATACTGATAGATTAATAGAAGCAATTGAAGGAAAAATGACAAAAAATAATAATAAAAATATATTTTTGAAAGGAGGTAGTAAAAAGAAAAAAAGTAAGAAAAATAGAAGAGTATTAAAAGATGAATATACAGATTCAGAAGATAATATAACAAATAATTATTTAGCAAGATTAGTAAGATCGAAAAAAGACGACTTTCACGAACAGGTATTACAAATGATAAAAGATTTATTAAAAGATGGTAAATTTTACAGAGGATCGGAACAAATAGAAGATACAGAAAGAAATGCATTATTAATAAAGAGATATTTATACAGATATTTATCGGAAAAGAATCCAGAATTAAGTGGTATGGATAAGATATTAAATATAAAGAATATGACAGAAACTGAAATGGTTAAATTAGTAAAAAATATACCAGATTTAGATGATTTAGAAAATCAAATACAACAACATTTAACACAAAAAGCAAAAACTAAAACTAATTCAGAAAGTAATTCAGAAAGTAATTCAGAAAGTGATTCAGTAAGTAATTCAAGTGTAAGTAGTACAACAGAAGAAAAGGAAAAGAAGAAAAAGAAGAAGAAATAATAAGTTAAAAGATTATAATTAAATTATATAATATAATTATAAAATGGAAGAGGTTAAAAGAAAAAAAAATTTAGTATTTAAATTATTAGATAAATTTAAAACACAATTAGTAGATGATGAAATAAAAACAGAAATAAATAATTCAATATTAAAGCCATTATATAATGATATATATGAGAGAATTTTTCCCCATTATATAACATTATTAGTATTATTTATAGTAATAATATTATTATTATTAAT